TCATCATAATATAATGCACCATTCACAACGGATGGATCGCGCCACTGTTGTTGCGCATCGGGTGATGCCGCACATTTACGTGGCATAATAAATTGATCGTAACGGGATATCTTTGTGAGATATGCGGATTGCGTGAATAAGTAATTCAAGAAACGTTGTGCGTCTTTCACATCTTTAAAGAATGATCTTGTAATCTGCTGACCTGCTTTCGTGTAATAACTTTTCTGATCAACAAACACTACAGGCAGGTGTTCTTCTGTTGGAAAATCTTCCTCTTCCAACACAAAATCACCGGCTATTTGACGATGTATGATTTTATATTGCACCTCATCCCGTTTGTTTAAGACTGTCATGATTTGACCGTCTTTCATGACAGCTTTACCTTTTACACCATCTAACTTTATCTTTTCTAGCTTTGCAAACTCTTCATTCGTTATCACTGAATGATCTGATAATTCATAGATAGTGATGTTTTTAGCTTCACGCTCAAAATCATCTATCTGCGTGATTGAATCATCGTCAGCAAAGGCAAGCGTCGTATCTTCACTAACAGCAGAACTTCCAATTTGAGTTTCAATATCCTTACCATGTTTATCACGAAAAGCTTTACGGGAAATTCTTGTCTTAAACCCTGAAAACTGCCCGTCAGTCTTTGCTTTGTTCTTAGCGGCAATATCCCAATAACATCTATTGGGGTCTTCAACTGCTTCAAAATAAGGCTCTTTTAGAAATGATCGTTTATTACGATAACGAGTTAACGTTAAATAAGCACTATAGCCGCCTACAGTAGATTGCCAGAAAGCATTTTGATAAACCGTCTTTGCATCAGAACTAAGAGAGATATCTTTGACGAGTGCCGCACGAACTTCCGCTGTTTTAACAGGAACATTCTCATCAGGAACCACTTGCAGATTAGGGGTGTTTTGTATCTGATCACCGATTAAATGGTTCATCAGAACGCCAAGCTTATTCACCATCAAAGGTATTTTGTTATACCGTTCAAATAACTTAGACTCATCCTCACGCCACTGATCACCCATGATGAAATCAATCCACTCATAATAGAGTGTACGATTGATCGTCCAGTATTTTTCCCACTTATCAACACGATCCCTGATCTTCCCGCATAATTCTGGGTCTTTGCGTGGCATAGTATTAATCCATTAATACGTTTTAGTTAAACAATTTTACTCGTTAATCAGTCTCAAGGCGAGCATCCTTTATCCATCTATGATTACTGCCGCATTTCCTAGAACAATACATATTTTTCTTGTATTTATAGTGGGAAAATTCTTTTTTACACCACTTACATATACTTTTTTCTCTTTTTTCTTTATAAAATTGACGTTTAGTACACTTTAAAGAACAAAATCTTACATTCTCTCTATTATTAAAATAAGTTTCCCTCTTATTTCCACATACAATACACGTAATTTCTTCTTTTTTTCTATTTTTCCATCCTTCACAGGAATGTTTACTATGCCATTTTTTTCCTTCTTTTGATCGATGCCACAGCTTAGCAGCTTTTTGTGCCTTATCTAATCCAACTTTCACTTTCTTTATATATTCTGGATTTTTATATAATTCTTTAGCGTGATCACTTAAATGCTTTCTCATCTCGACAAGCTCAAGATTAGAGATATCATTATTTCTCCAATCATGATCCTTGTGATGTATTATATAACCTTTGGGTATATCGCCGTGATGATCAAACCAAATCATCCTATGAAGTAATCTATGCTTTACTGTTTTAACTCCACATTGATAATATCTTCCGCTAGATTGAATCCAGAACTTAAGGCCTTTATAAATTACAAATTCTCGCATTTAATTAACTACCATATAAATAGTCAATTATAAACCATCAGCATCATTAACGAAACATTGATCTTTCATAAGGAGCAAGGGTAGGTATCTCTATCTGATTATTGGTTGATCCATATACACCAGACATAAAACTGATCATTAATGCGTCAGCGCCATCTGGAGAAGCCATACCTCTTGCTTTAAGATCGTCCTTGCTTTCAATCTGCAACCTACCTGAACTATCATATTTAAACCCTAACGAACATAACTCTCCATGCAGCTCATCACTATCTGGTATTTGCACTGGCATTTCCTGATATAGCCAATCCCGCATATCAGACCATAACTCTGCCCGTAGGTTTTTAAACTTCTCTTTATCGTTCGCTGATCTGGCAACATTCACGCCTTCTACCATATCAAATCCCATTTCCTGCATACGATCAACAACACCAGCACCTATGCCAATGCAATCCACATACACTTTGGAAGGCTTTTCTTCCAATATGATGCGCTTTAACCGCCCGCATATCTCCATCGTATTGTGATTAGCAAGCTTTTCAAGATTATATGCCAATCTACCCTTGCGTCTTATGATTGCTGTTCTATCGTTATTACCAACCGCCACATCCACACCAATAATCAAAGCGCCTGAGCCTGCAATGTCTGCTTTTCTAGCCTTTGTCACAAACCTTGCATTAATAAACACATTCTGTATCGGGTTTAAAAACGCTTCAGTCGCAGAAAATGGGTATTCCTGCTTAAATTGTTCCAATCCCGCATCATAATCTTTGCTTAATGACGATATTTTATTACGTCGCCAAGCAAGATGATCATCTGTTAGCCCATCTTGTGAATATAGTTTAAATAAATACTCTTCTTCTTCATTGCGCTGAAAGCCTTGCGCGGTAGCTTTATATTCATCCTGCCAATACCAAGGCAAAAAGATCGCCTGATATTCAGAATCGCCACCCATTGCAGTGAGCCATCGTGAATGAAAGTAATTACCAATACCATTAGCCGTAGATTCAAGGATTATCTCGGTTCCTGGCTCATCTGATACGGCTTGCAGTATTCCCTTTGCATGGTCTTCGGCATATGACCAAAAACCAACCTCTGATCCGTGAAATAATTGAATAGTTTGAGAACGACCAACAGACTTATTACCAGCAGTACCCACAGAATAACCAGAATCAAACTCCCGAAAATAAAGCTCTTTAGCATTTTCTGTATCAGGCGCAGGCAAAAGCCCTGGTTCGATGTTTTCATTAAACCTCACAGCCATGGTAAATAAATTCTTGGTAGCTTCTTTGTCGTGCGTTAAGATAAACGCCTTTTTACCGCGAGTGGTGACAACTTTGTGAAAGAACCTTCCTTGTATGAGGGTGCTGCATCCTTGCTGCCGTCCCTTAAGTATTACTGCCCTCACTTTGCCTGTGGCTTTTCGTTGCATCTCTAAACGCTGGTTCAAATAGGTTTGTGCCCTATTAAACACGAAAGGCTCAGGCTTACCCGATTTAGTCCTTATCACTAAGAACTTCTGCGCAAACTTCTTAAAGTCTCGCAGTGTATCTAACTTTTCATCTGAAACCATTTAACCTGCTAATAAAAAATAGGTGCTTCATCTTGCTAGAAGTAAAGCACCTGACGCTATTATTTGCCTCTATTGGCATTATAGTTAAATTCGTTTTCACCAGGCATTTTCGGATCAAGCTGTTTGTTACGATGCTCGCCTTCCATGCGTGTTGCAGGATGAGGAGTGTTCGCCAAATCAGCCATGTTGTTATAGCCCATGCCTTTATTCATTTCCATGTTGTTACGTGCTTCCCAAGATTTTGGCATTGCAACGTAATGCTTATCTTTTACGTTCTCAACCGCACCTGCTTCGCCGTCAAAATCACTCATTTTAAACCTCCATGTATTCGTTTAATTAAGCTGCTGCTCGTATGATTTGATAATTGATGATTGCATCAGCGCCAGGATCAGCACTGAATGTCACAGTCAAAGTATCAGCCGTTACAGCTGCTTGTAAGACAGTCGTGTTGTTCGTGCCATTATCAACCATTTGGACAAATGCGAGATCGGTATTCAATGCGCCAGGCACGGCGATGACTTCAGCAGGAGCGCCACCAGCAGTCGTTGGTTGACCTGCAAACTTAATCACATGACTTGGGGTAATACCTGCTGCAAGTTTTGCTAAGGTAACATTTGCATTGAGGATTTTAGCGGTCGTAATGGCGTTATTTGCAATCGTAACAGCACCCGTATTTGCAATCGTTGCATCACCGGACATTGCAACATCTGTCGCAACGTTTCCAGCATTACCAACGAAGATATGACCGTTTGTAAGAGTTGTAGAAACAAGACCTGTTAAAATAACAAAGTCTTCTCTAT